GCCACAGTTGGATCTTTATCTAAGTAATGTGGAATGTTTGCTATTAAGTTACGACTTATAAGTGCGTTACTACTTGCCATTTCGGCACAGTTAATTACTTGCCAATCTTTAATATGATTTGGCCAAGCAATGTTTGATTCAACAGCATGAGCTGTAAAACTACATCCAGACGTTATTAGATACTTTTTCTTTTCCATATATTCCTTTGTATATTTTCTTATGATATACGTCTCTCCAATCTGTGTCAAGAGCTAAACGTTGATTATATAACATTTTATCTTTAACTTGCTCAACTATTTCAGACTGTATAAGTGGCAAAGGTGTTGAACAAAATTTTAATATTTCTTTTTTAGGATCATTATTGTAATCAAATATTTCATCATACAACTTAAATCCAAATGATTCTAATGCTTTATAGTATGCAGATGGATTACCAACTCCATAATATAAAAACAATTGTAAATTTAATATTGGCTTCCATGATTTCTCAGTAAAGAATATTGTATCATCTTCGTGTGTTTCATTAATAACATTTAACCAAGATTGATACATCATATCTAATGGAACAGGTTTATCATCTTCTTTTAAATTGTTTATATTAGTATCTAATATTACAGGTTCAACTTCTTCTCCGGTTGTATTATAATTTCCAACTAAACTAATATAATTGTCCATTAGTCTGTTTTCTTTACAAAAATTTACAAACTCTACACGTTTAGGTTTCATAGCACCATTTAAACTCATCATATGACAAATTCTATTATGATTAAAGTTGTTTACGTATTCATATTTCTTTTGTACATCTAAAAAATAAAATGGGTATGTGTGTCTATGCTTTATAATTTCTTTGTGATTATTTTTTTTACACCAAGTAATATATTGCTGATCAAAATTAATACTTGGCATAATCATATGAATATCATTTTTATCAATATTACTTTCGTTAAGTATCTTATGTAACATTTCAAAAACAGGAAGTCCGTCATCTAACGATGGTCCAGGAATATCAGCTTCTGTTAATTCTTCAATAATAAATTTACATTCTTCGTTATCTTTTTTAGCTTTGTTATATATGTTTTCATGTGTAACCATTAATGGTAAAGGATGTCCACTAAACAATCCTTCACGTTCTCCGTTTTGACTTGGAGTATATCTCCAATAAGGATAACTGTTATACAGTACTCTCATTAAATATTCCTTCTACTAATTTTATACTTGATTCAGCTCTGTTAATTAAGTTAGTGTAATTGTAAATTGCATTTGAAAACATATCTATTGGCACACCGTCCTTGCATAATTTTTCAACTTGATCAATTGCTAGGTTCATTCTTTTATATGCATCTGGTTCTTGATCGTACTCTTCGTTTATAAATGGACTAAAAGATTTATATCCTTGTTCTTTTAAATTATGTAAAAAGTTTTGTGTTGATAATGCAATAAATGGATGACAGTTTATTATTGCTTTATATATTTTTTCTGTTGGAAAGAATTGTGGATTACAATTATGTGCACCACTATGTGTTTCTGATACTACACTAAAGTAAGTATCTAAATATAATTTTTTATCAAAAGGATAACCACTAAAGTGTTTTCCATATAATCCTTGTTTAACATTGTGTTCATCTAATGAATGTGGCCAATGCTTACATAATTTATCGTAGTCTGTTTTACTAATTAAGTCTTTGACTTCGTTATAATAATCTTCTAAGTTAGGATATTTTTCAATATCTTCTTCAGTTCTGGTTAATGTAATTAATCCATTGTTCATTAATCTACGTTGCCAATATAAAACAATTTGTCTTAATCTCATAAACTTATCTGGCTTACCATTTAATGACAAAAATGATCTAACAGCAACTTTACGTTTTGCTTCAAATGGAGGAACGTGTTCGCATACTTTTTGTTCTAATATTTTTTTATAAGCGTCAACTTCATAATAAGGAAACGTAATAATATTAAATCCTTTTGGTTTTAAATTATGTTTCTTTGCTATAACTTCATGCGTTTCTTTACCTAAGTCAGTTGAATAAAAGTAATATATTTTATGTGCAGGTACACCTTCTTTAACTAAATCATGTCCCAATAGTATTTGTTTTTCAACGTGTTCATCATGAGCAAACGCAGGTTCACGCATATAACATATTGCTAGTTTTTTACTAAATTTGATAGCATTCATTACTCCATGATACCAAACGTCATGATGTATAAAAGGATAATCAACATCACTTCCATAAAAGGCTAGTTCATAATGTTCATTGCTTTTAATAAATTGACTTATTGACTCTTCTTTAATATATTGTCCAATAGTTAATGGAGTCATTTTGTTACCTTACTGTATAATGCAAAGTCACCTGAATATAAACGACTTAATTCATTTGAATATTTTTTAATTACTGTGTTATGCATATCTTCTATTTTTTTATTATCTACTTTAACAAACTTTTTAGTTTTTGGATCTTTTTGTACTTTGTTATCAAAATTTTGTCTTTCGGTCATATGCTCAATGTGAATATCAGAAATGTTTTTCCAATCTTCGTAAAAGTTTTCTAATGTTCCAATAAAGTCAAAGTTATCTTTTTTTATGTAAAGACTGTAAGGTACACAATGTTCGTTAAAGCGGTCAAAGTTATTAATTATACTTCTTATTTTTTCTTCAGTTAGTTTTTCTGTAAAACATTTTTCTTGATACAAATAACTTTTTAAACGAGCAAATGGTAATCTTATAAAAGTAAAAGACTTATTATTTTTTTTGTTTTTTACTTCTTTCATTTTTAAAGTATCTATTATAACTGATGATGCACATTTAGGAACAGCAATATAATTCCAATCTTTGTTTGAATATAATTTTCCACCATGTCCAAATGAATCTATCATATATTATCTCCTATCCAAGGAATAATAACATCTTCTGCAAATTTATCATGGTGTTCTTTTGTAGGATGATTGCCGTCAGCAAATCCAGGATCCCACATTTCATCTACACACCATTCTGCCATACCACCTGTTTTCTTGTAAAACCAAAATTGTTTCCAATCAACTAATGATACATCTATATCGATATTTGATAATTCATCTTTCCACCAAAAGTTTAACATTGGTATTCTATTAAGTTTACAATACCATTGTGTTCTTGCTATGTGTTCTAAACTTTCTATAGCACCTTGTTGTTCGTTATAAATTTTTCTGTAAGGTTCAAACAAATGTTTTTCTGCTAAATCATTTTCAGATACTTGACTGTCTACACCATTACCACCATTCTTTACCCAATAACCATTTTGTGTTTTATCCATATATGGAGAACCTTGTTCAAAACCAAAATCATGTTCAGTTAAAAATGCACGTCTATGAATTCCACTCCATTGACAAATTAAAATATTTTTTTGACCTTGTAGTTCTTCACATTTTGCAATTGCTTGTCTTGAAATATAATCTTGGCCTGCGGCACAAGAAGCCACATTGTGTACGTTCCACAATTCTTCTAATTTACCTACCCAGGTCATTTCACTGTTATATGTGAAACTACACCCAGAAGTAATCACATTGATTCTATTGGTCATACAAGTATTATACACAAATAATTGGAAAAAAGCAAATATTATTATAAAATATGGTCTGCTATTTTTAAATCAACTAACTGTCTAGCAGTAAAATATTGATCACTTGGAGTATTAAGTTTTTTACGTACATCGGCCAAACTAAACCCAGTTGCTTCACGTAATATGTTTAAACATCTTAATTCACAGTTGTTATTTTCTTTCATCTGTGATCTCATATCGTGCATTTTTGATTCCATAGCATCTGAATGTTGGTGGTTTAATATTCCGGTATTTTTAGCAATATATCTTTCACCTTGCTTACCACTTGCAAAAATTAAAAATCCTGCACTCATAACAGCACCAATTCCAATAGTAGATATATGATGATAACTGTTTTTCATAACATCAATTAGTGCAAATGCTTCGTATAAATCTCCACCAACTGTATTAATATATAACTTTAATGTTTTCTTTGGTTTTTTGTTTAGGTTACAAGATAGTATCCATTTGATTGCATCTTCAACGTTGCTTTGAGTAATTTCACCTGTCAGATAATGAATATCATTGTCGTGTAAATGGGCGTCTATTCTTTCCGCCGCTGTATACTGATCATATTTTTTACTCATTTAATGCACCTATATGCAGTATTTAGTGTATTTTGAATATTATAGTATATTATTATAATTTATTGTTTTCCAGGATATGTTGCATTTTTCATGCCAGCACCAGCAGTAAATTTAGGACCCTTTGCTGGTCCGTATCTTTTCTTAGTATTGCTAATATATCCACCAATTTGTGCATCTTCGGATTTAGGTTTTTTCTTTTTTTTACCACCTAAAGGCATAGCCACACCAGCAATTGCACCACTAAAACTTTCATCAATATCTTTTATTTTCATAACAAAGTTATTTATATTAGATAATTATATACGTACATTATTTCGTACATAAATATTTAATAACATAGCAGTTATTATTGAGGTAAAAAATGGCATATAATACACCGGTTAATTACGGAACAGATAGAACAGTTGCATCCAGAACAATCTCTCCTTCTGATAGCGGAGCAACTACTAATAGTACGTATGTAAGTCAAAGGATTTATAAAGGATTTAGTTCCAATAATCCTAATGCAAAAAATAATATGTTATACGATGCTGACCTCATAAAACAAGACATTTACAATCACTTTATGACTGCAAAAGGCGAAAGAGTAATGCTACCTGATTTTGGTAGCATTATCTGGGACCATTTATATAATCCATTAGATGAACAAACAAAATCAATTGTCGAAGAAGATGCTAGACAAATTGTTGCACAAGATCCAAGAGTATCGTTAACAAGTGTAAACGTTGTTGGTTTTGAACACGGTATTATTGTTAATTTAGCACTAATAATATTACCTCAAAATATGGTAGAAAAAATGTCAATAGAATTTAACGTTAACGGAAATACAAGTGGAGGCGGATATTAATGAGCCAATTAGTTAGACAATCAAATTTGTTTGCGGCAGAAGACTGGAAAGTAATTTATAGATCATTTAGAGATTCTGATTTTAAATCATATGACTTTGAAACTATCAGAGCATCTATGTTAAATTATATTTCAAGAAACTATCCTGAAAACTTTAATGATTATATTAACTCATCTGAGTTTATTGCTATATTAGATTTATTAGCATACCTTGGACAAAGTTTATCATTTAGAATTGATATAAACGCAAGAGAAAATTTTATAGATACAGCTTCAAGAAGAGATTCAATATTGAAGTTAGCAAATATGCTGAGCTACAAACCAAAAAGAAATATGCCAGCAAGAGGTTTAGTAAAATTACAAGCAATACAAACTAGTGAACCAGTTACTGATTCATTAGGAAATAATTTAAGTAATGTTGAAGTTAAATGGAATGATCCAAACAATCCAAATTGGTACGAACAATTTATTACAGTTTTAAATACAACTTTGGTATCAACAAATAAATTTGGTAATCCAACTGCATCAAAATCAATTAATGCTATACAAAATGATTTGTATACTGTTAATAATACAAAAGCAATTGCTGTAGCACATCCTTTTACAGCAAGAGTAGATAATAAATCAATGTCGTTTGAAATTGTTCCACCAGCATTTAATAGTGCAGGATATATTGAAGAGGCGGCACCTAATCCGTTAAACGCAGTAGGTGTAGTTTATAAAAATGATAGCAAAGGTTTTGATAGCATAAACACAGGCTTCTTCATGTACATGAAAGAAGGATCATTAGCATATCAAGATTTTAACTTTGCTTCTCCAGTTGTTGATAGAGTACAAGCAATTGATATTGATGACATTAATGATTTAGATGTTTGGGTACAAGAAATTAATTCAAATGGTTTAACACAAACACAATGGACAAAAGTTCCAACACTTGCAGGACAAAATATTATATACAATAGTTTAGCATTAGGTACAAGAACAATATTTGATGTACAATCAAAAACAGATGATCAAATAGATATTAGATTCTCAGATGGACAGTTTGGTGATATACCAGTTGGTTTATATAGAATATGGTATAGAGCAAGTCAATCAAAAGGCGAAACAATTTCACCATCGGATATTAAAAACAAAGCAATTGGATTTAGTTATTCTAATTCAGCTGATCAAACTTATGATTTATCTTTAACATTTAGTTTAGAATATAGCATAAACAATTCATCAGTAAGAGAATCAATTGAAGAAGTTAGAACAAATGCAAGTCAAGGGTATTACACTCAAGACAGAATGATTAATGCAGAAGATTATAATGTATTTCCAATTACAAAAGTTTCTGGTATACAAAAATTAAAAGCAATAAACAAAACACACGCAGGTCATTCTAGATTTATTGACGTACAAGATCCAACTGGTACAGTTGCAAATGTAAACTGCATTGGAGAAGATGGAATTCTTTATAAAGAACCAAACAACGCAGAAAAAGTTGAAAATGTAATTGATTCAAGTTCATATGATAATATGGTTTTAGAAATTGAAAAAATGATTCAATTAATTCAAACACAAAACTTTTATTTTGATCCTTACAAAAAAGCAATTGAGGCAGTACCAATTTCAGGCTATCCTGCAAAATTTATATTCTTAACAGGTGGTAGTGATATTGTATATTGGAGACCTATGCCAGTTGCAACGTCTAGTTACTACGGTTATATTACACAATCGTTACCGAGCGAATCAGAATCAACTGCAAAAAATTCTACAAATTTGAAAAAGGTTCATAAAGCACCAACAACTGATAAACATGGTTTAATACGTAAAGGTTCAAGAATTGAATTTGTTGATGACTATGCAAACCCAACAAAAATAATTTGGGCAACAGTTAAAGGTGTTACAGCAAATGGTGATCCTGCAAACTTAACAACAGGACCAATCCAATTAAGTGAATCTATTCCGGCAGGATATAGAGCTAGAGCCATTATACCAAATTTAAGAACTACATTAACTTCAGCAGAAAAAACTGCAATTAAATCTAAGTTAAGCGAATCGACAGCAATATTAAGTAAGTTTGGTATTGGTTATAATTATTTTGATTCATCATCAAAAGAAGAAGCATGGTATATTATTGATGCTGACAAAATTGATACTACAAGTGAATTTGATGTAATTAACAATTCAATTGGTAGTGGAACTGCTGGTACAAACAATGACTCAAGTTGGTTAATAAAATCAGAGTTTACAGAAAAAGGTTCGAACACAAATGCTAAATTTACATTTACATCAAGAGGATTAGATTATATATTCCAATCAACAGACGATGTTAGATTCTTTTATGTAAAAGATTATAAAACATTAGATAGTGCAACAGGGTTAAGTGTACAAGATAAAATTGATGTGTTGGCAGATGTAAACAGTAAAATTGAAGAAGGAACTGGAGCGTCAGCTTTAGCAACTATTGATTTAACAATAACAGCCAGCGGAGCAATTGGAACAGCAACTAAAGATGAAATAGTAACTCAAGCAAACTCAGGTGCAAAAGGAAAAGTAAAAGTTAGTAGTTCAGGATCAACAAATTTACAATTAACTAATGTGTCAGGAACATTTACAACTAATGCATCAGATCTATTAACAGGATCAGTAAACGGTGCTTATAATAGATATCCAAATGTTATAACAGGAGGAGCAGTAACTGGCTTTACTGATTCAGCAGGAGCACAAATTAATGCTTTAAATACAACAGGATTAAATTATACATCAGCACCTACAGTTTCTTTTTCAGGTGGAGGAGGTTCTGGTGCAACAGCAATTACAACAGTATATCAAGGTGCAATAGTTGACTTTACAATTATTGACGGTGGTTCAAGTTATGAGTCACCACCAACAGTAACAATTACTCCACAATCAGTTGGCGGAAAATTAAGTGAAACAATTTCTCTAGCAGTAGTTGATAGTGCTGTAGAACAAGATGGTTATGTTGATGATAGAAAAATAAAAGTATCAACATATGATTCAGATGAAGATGGTATGCCAGATCTTCCTTTAGCAATTGACCAATTAGTTCATGACACATCAAATGGTAAAAACTATGTGTTCTTTGAAAGTTACACAGACTTTGACAATTATGTTTATTACAAATTAACAACGTCAGTTATGCAACGTTCAACATTAACTAATAATGGTTTAGAATTTTTAACAACTGATAACAAGTTTTATAAAGATGGTGCAGTACAAACAACAACTGGCTCAGGCGGAGCATACCAATCTACTATAAGTTCAATAACTTATAAAGCATTCGTTGGTAGATCATATTATACTCCAGCAGGTGTTAGTGATCCAATGTTCTTCCAATGGAAGCACACAGCACCAAGAGATCAAAGAATTGATCCAAGTATTTCAAATATTATTGAACTACAAGTTTTAACATCAAAATATTATGATGATGTTTTAAGTTGGACAGCAAACGACAAAGCAGTAAGTGAATTTCCAACAGAACCAACAGTTGAAGAATTAAATGAAATGTTTGCATCAAATCTAAATTCATACAAAGCAATTGGAGACCAAATAATTTATACTCCAGCTAAATTTAAATTGCTATTTGGTTCGTCAGCAGATACAACATTACAATCTAAATTTAAAGTTGTAAAAGCCGTTGGTGCAACAATGACAGACAATGAAATTAAAGCAAGAACAATTACAGCAATTAATACATTTTTTGATATATCCAATTGGAACTTTGGTGAAAGTTTTTACTATACTGAGTTAAGTGCGTACATACACAATCAATTATCAACACAGATTAGTTCAGTGGTAATTGTTGGAGCAGATGCTGAATCAACATTTGGAGATTTATTTGAAATTGTATCTGCATCAAACGAATTATTTTATTCAACAGCAACAGTAGATAATATCGAAATTGTAAACGCATATACCGATCAGAATTTGAAAAAGGGGTCGTAGATAATGGCTGAGCAATTTGTAGCTTCAAAACAATTACCGTTTGTTCTACAGTCAACAAAGTTAACAAACTTTTTTGATTCTACAGTTGACCAATGGTTCAAAAACGAAGAAAATGAATTTACAAATGGATTCGTTGGAAGACGTGAAGGTAGAATTTATCAAACCAAGAAAGATGCTTATTTAGGTGAGCCATCTGTAGATAGATATAATTATCAATTAGAACCATCAGTTGTTGTAAGAGATAATGATACTCAAAGGATATCTTACCAAACTACATACGAAGACCTAGTAAACAAATTAAGATTTGATGGTGGAGTTATTAATAACCATGCAAAGTTATTTGAAGAAAGTTATTATTCATTTGCACCACCAATTGATATAGATAAGTTTTTAAACTATGCAAACTATTATTGGTATCCATCAAATGATGATTTATCAACAGAAACAAATGGAGTGTTTTCAAATTTACCTGCAACAATTGTTGACGGGTCTGGTGGTAACCAAATTGATCCAGCAACAGATATTATTGGTAAGAAAACATATACCGCACCTGATGGTACTATATTTACAAATGGATTACAAGTACAATTTGGACAATCAGTTACAAACAACGCATACAAATTTTATCACACCATTACAGGATTAAACTTAACTGGTGGTGGTACCGGATATGCTGTTAATGATACAATTATTATTTCAACTGTAGTAGTTGGTAAAGTAATAAGTGTAAATGGCAGTGGTACAATTACAGGTATAGATTTAACTACAACAGCATTAGGCGATGGTGTTACACCAACAGCAGTAACAGTATCTTCTACAAGTGGTAATAGTGCAACAATTACTGCAACAAACACACAAACTATAAACACTTATATAGTTGAAGGTGTTGGTAGAGAAATTAAATTAATTGATAAAAGAAATTTAAGAAACTTAAAAGAACAAACAGCATCGACAAAAGATTATATTACAATTGAACGTGGTGCTAGAGATGGAAACATTTGGTCAAAAACAAATGGTTGGGTACATAAAAATACTTTAGAAAACTATCCAAGTTTAACAACTTCGTCAACTGAAAACCATTTATGGGACACAGGTGATTGGGATGAAATTAGTCAAGCATGGGATAGTGTTACTGTAACATCAACAACTGCATTTACAAAAACAACTGGTAGACGTGCTACAAGACCAATTTTAGAATTTAATAGAGATATTGAATTATATGATTATGGTAAAAAACATATTCTCGATGTTACTGTTATAGAAGGAACATTATCAAAAACACAAATTGAAACGCAATCAAATATAGCAATTGACGGTAGACAAATTCAAAACAGAGATACAATACTATTTCCAAATGCGGCATCACAAGATGACTATGTACAATGGGATAGTGGTTTATGGGATCATGATACTGACTCTGATGCTACAACTGGTGGCGGTGGTAACACAGGTGGTGATGTAGGTTGGGACGTATCAAGCACATCATTTACTATTGAAGGTTCTATTTGGCAAGTATCTGGAGTAGGATCACAAATAAAATTAACTCAAGTAGTTTCAAGTGTTGATAAAGATGACAAAGTATATATTTCTCAAGGTACAACATATGGTGGTACTGAATGGTACTATGATGGTTACAATTGGAATCAAGCACAACAAAAAACACAATCAAACATTGCACCATTATTTAATTTATATGACAACAATAAAGTTTTATTAAGTGATGCAGGAGTATATGCATCATCTGACTTTGCTGGATCAAAAATATTTGGTTATAAAGTTGGTACAGGTACTAATGATACAGAATTAGGATTTCCACTATCTTATGTTACTGGTAGTGGCCAAAGTGATATTGAGTTTTGTAATTACCTCAACCTTGACTCATACACATATAATACCTCAACTGCAATAACAGGATACAAATATTTCAAAGAGTATTTGTATCCTGAAACAATTGCTAAAACAGTTGATTATGAAGTTAACATTAATCCAAGTAAAAAAGATTCAACAAAAAATGTTTACTTTATAAATGGTGAAGAACAACCAATATTAATTTTACAAAGAGGCAACACATATAACTTTAAGTTAAGTTCTCCAGAAACAAGCTCAACTGGTTATACTGGATCAAATCATCCATTTTATCTTTCAACAGGTACAACTTGGTCGCAAAACGGTTATGAGAATGAGTACTTAACTGGAGTTACTGGATCAAGATCATATTACGGTGGAGCAAATACTACATTAACTTTTACAGTTCCATCTGGTGCACCAAACACATTATATTACAATTGTGCAACACATAATTCTGCAATTAAATTAGTAATTATTGATAACCCAATTACAAAACTTACAGATGCAACTGAAACGTTTTACAAAAACGAATGGAATTCAAGTCAAAAATTAAGACAACGTTTAGTACAAGAGCATACAGTTTCAAAAGCAAATTTAACTGATAAACCAACACTTGAAGTAATTCCAACATCAGTTTCAAATATGGAAGTATATAAAAATGGTGTTAAGCAAGTATTTGGTACAGACTATACAACTAATAGAAGTGTTGAAATTGTGTTTACAACTGCATTAGTAGAAAATGATTTTGTAAAAGTTTATTATGATACAAATAACAATACTCCTATTAAAGCAATTAACTATTATGAAATACCAAAAAATTTAGAATCAAATTCAGCAAACGAAGAAGTTGCATCAGGTTCATATTCAGAATTTTTCCAACACTTTGAATCAATAGTTCAAAACCAAACAGGGTTTACTGGAGACATTGGTGGAGCAAACAATTACAGAGATACTGCTAAAAATTTAGGTAAAGGATCAGTAATATTACAACACGACGGATCATTACTTAAAGCAATGTCATTTACTAACAACGATGACTTAGATATGATTTCATCAATACGTTATGTTAAAAATAGATATCAAGAGTTTCAATTAAAATTTTTAAATTCTGTAAACAAAATACAAGTAACACAAGATGCATCTTTATTAACTACAGCACAAATAGTTGACAAAGCACTTAAAAATATTAATATAGATAAACTTCCTACAACACCTTTTGCAAATTCGTTTATGTTAGCAAGTGGTGATAGGTATACAACAGAAACGCATACTATTACGTCAACAAATTATACTTGGGGAAATACAAACACATTTTTACAAGGAAGTGAAACACAAGAGATATTTAATACAGAACCAGGATTAGCAATTACGTCAGCATACAATCCTGATAATGATTATGATAGCCAAGCATTTTACGTTTACAAAAATAATGTTTTAATGTTATACAATCATGAGTATATTGTTAATAATTCATCTAATGGAAATAAAATTATCTTCATAGGTTATGCAAATAATAAACCAAAAGTAAATGATGTAATTACTATTAGACATTATAAAACAATTCAACCAACGTGGGTTCCACCTACTCCAGCAAAACTTGGAGCGGCAAGAGTATATAGACCAGAAGAAGTATCAGATGCGATTACGTATTCAACTGGTACAAGAAACTTTATACAATGTCATGATGGTGCATTAGTATTAAAATATAATGACTTACGTGATACAGCATTATTAGAATTAGAAAAAAGAATATATAACTCAATTAATAAAAGATTTACAAACAGAGATTATTCTGTATTGTTAGACATTAACAAAATACAACCAAACTTCTTTAATTCAACTAGTTGGACAAGAGAAGAGTTTAATAATTTACTTAGACCAATATTTACAAGATGGGCTTCTGAGAATGCAGTAAACTATCAAGAAAATACTGGTTATACAAACGTAATTAATTTTTCAAGTTCGTCAGGAACATTTAAAGTTGGTGAAAAAGTAAATGGCGGCTCATCTGGTGCAGAAGGTATTATTACTAAAGTTGGAACTAACACAATAACAATTAATAACGTAGTTGATTCTTTTCAACTTTCAGAAACAGTTACTGGTGAAACAAGTGGTGCAACAGGAGTAATAGATACAAGTAGCGGAGTAGTTGTTGATTGGAAAGTATTAAATTATTCAACAATTAAAGATGCAAATGGTGATCAATTACCAGGACATTGGAGAGGAATTTATCGTTGGTATTATGGAACAGATAGACCACATACTCATCCATGGGAAATGTTGGGCTTCTCTCAAAAACCATTATGGTGGGATAATTATTATTCTTGGACAACAACAGCAACAAGAACACAATTAATAAATGATATTGAGCAAGGTATTATTAGAGATGGTTCAAGAAATAATTACACTGATAATTCATATTTAAATGCAGACAACGTTTATAAAAAACCAGGTTTTGCATCATACGTACCTGTAAGTACAACAGGAAACTTATTAAGTCCTTTACAAGCAGGTATTATTTCAAGTAACCCAACTGAATACGAATCACAACTTGATTGGGAATTTGGAGATGGTGCTCCGGTAGAAAATGCATTTTATACTTCATCATCGTATCAATATGCAATTCAAAAAATATTATACTTAACTACACCTGGTTCATACGTTGACTTACTTTGGGATTCAAACAAATTAACTAGATCAAATGCTGATAACAATCAAATTATAGATTCAAGCACAGGTAAAAGATCAAATAACAAAGACTATTATGTACATACTGAAACTGATAGTAGCAATATAACTCATTATAAAGCAGGTGTACAAAACTTTTTAGTTGAATATTTAAATTACAAAGGCAAACCTATTACAGAATCTTTTGGTAACGTAATTAGAAATTTACAAACAAACTTAACTTATCGTTGTGCAGGATTTATAGATGCATCTACACTACAAGTTGAATCAGAAGCATATGATTCAACAAGTAATGCAACAAGTATTACAGTTCCAAACGAAGATATTAATATAACTTTACATACTGGTGGAAGTGTTCAAGAAGCATCATATAGTGGAGTAGTTGTACAAGCAGTTGAAGGTGGATATAAATTATTTGGTTATGATATTGTTCATCCATACTTTAATACATTAGTACCTTTAATATCTGGAAGATCTAAAAAAGTACGTGTTGGTGGTAAATCAATATCTCCAGTTGGATATAATCCAGGAACAACTTATCATAGAGATGAGATTGTACAGCATGATACAAAATATTATCAAGCAACAACTACTCATGTTTCACTAACAACTGATAGGTCACCAGATATGAATAAATGGAAATTACTAAAAGTTCTTCCAACAGTTGGTGGCACTGAAGTTGAACATTATTTTGATTATAATGAAAACCAAATTAAAAAATGTGGTTATGGCACAGTTTATAAAACAAGACAAGAAGTATATGATGTTATTCGTGGCTATGGTGAATACTTAAAAAGCCTTGGTTGGATATTTGATGACTTTAATACTGATGCAGGTGAAAACAAAGATTATGATTATAGTGCAAAAGAATTTTTATTCTGGAGTTTAGGTAAATGGGATAAAGGAACTTTTATAACTTTAAGTCCAAGTGCCGATAGATTAAGATTTGCACCATTAACAGGTGTCGTACAAGGTATAACTGATATTAATAATGGTGTATATAGTGTACTAAACAAAGAAGGTTTTGGATTAGATGCACAGCAATTAGAAGTTTTACGTGATGATGATATTGTAACAATTACACACAAACAAAATATTGGTGTATATGGATTAAGGTTATCTATTAAAGAAACAGAACACGCAATAACATTAAACAATAAAACAATCTTTAATGATACAATTTACAATACTGTTTTAGCACAAAGACAACCACGTATTAAATTAAGCACAATTAAAACACTAGGTTGGAATGGTAAACTTGAATCAGATGGTTATATTATTAGCGGTACAAGTTTAATTAATAACTTTGAAAAATCAGTAACAGATAGTAGATTATATTATGACGTTGATGCTTCTTTAGTTAGCACTAACTTTAGAGATGCGGCAATGCATTTAATTGGATATCAAGAAAGAGATTATTTAACAAACTTAAAAATTAGCAAAACTAATCAAGTTAAGTTTTATCAAGGTATGATAAAACAAAAAGGTACAACAAATGCTATTGACAGATTATTACGTTCAACAACTGTAAGCACTGATCAAACGTTTGACACATATGAAGAATGGGCATTTAAAGTTGGAGACTTTGGTTCAACAGCATTTAATCAACAAATAGAATTACAAGTAAAAGCAAATGATGTTGTTAGTGATCCACAAACATTTGAATTTTTATTACCATCAGATGGAACAACAACTTCAGGTTATGATTCAAAAACTGATGACGTAATTACTATTGATATTGATGATACAACACGTTGGTTGAAAAAACCAAAAGGTGAAAAATCTTTGGCAAACTTATGGCCAGTATTATCTTCAGTTACGTCAATAGTACCAACAGCTGGTTATGTACATTTTGATGATGCAACGTACAAAGCATTAGATTCAAATGCATTGGCAAACGTTTATACAAATGCATCTGAAAATGTTTCAATAGGTAGTACGGCATGGGTAGCCAAAGACGTATTATCTGGTAAAGATTGGAATGTTTATAAGTTATATGATACAAGTACTAGAATTGATCGTGTTTCAACCAGTGGTGATGCTAACACGGCAATGACTGTTACTGTAACAGGCACTGGTGCAGATATTGGACAAGAAAAAGATTTAGTATTAGAAAAAACTTATAATGGAAATGGTGACCTTGTTTATAATCCTCAAACTTGGGGAACACATAAAATAAAACTTGAAACAACAACACCAACAGAACCAACTGCTACAGTTTCGTTTTCAAATATTGCTGGTACAGGTGCAGACATTGCCGTTGGTAATATTAATGGTACAATTACAGTAGTAACAGTTTCGGGTGGTGGAGCCGGATTTGCAGAAGGTGACACA